GCCCCCCAGGTTGGTGTCGAGGACATCCGTTCCCGTCCTCTGCGGGCCGTCAGCCAGCGGAGGGGATGGTCTCCGGGTGTAGCCGAATGGACGTATTCTGTATCCATCCCACACCCAGAGACCGCCACCGTCGCAGAAAGAGAAATATATTCTGTTACCATATATTTCCATCTGGGGTGGGTATTTTGGGGAAGTTTGAGGGGAAATCGTAGTAGCCGTGTTAGAAGGATCGTAGAAGTACTGCTCCTCCAGTCCCAGGTTCGCGGTGTTGGTGGTCTGGGGGACAGTGGGCCTTGTCCACGGCGCATACCTGAACACGCCGTCAGCGGTCAGGAAGAGTATCTCGGGGCGTTCACCGTCTATCTCGTTGTACGCCATGGCGAGGACGCCAGACCTCCTGGTGTTCCCGAGGGTGTCCTCCTCGAAAGCCTTCGGAGGAAGCCCGCCGTTCCACTCATACGGTATGAGCGTCATTATTCGGTATGTGGAGTCAAGATAGCCGCGCTCATCGACCACCCAGTTCTTGATGAGCTGCGCGGTAAGACCGTCACTGAACGGTGTCTCGCTCATGATCCGAGCCAGCCCTGCTGCCTGACCCCTGTAGTCCTTCCATGACGGCATTACGTTGTCTCGGTTATGGTTCTGTTTCTCCGTGGAGAATACCGCGCTCCTCTTCCGGATATGCCGTTTCCGAACCTTCCGACATGGTGTCCAGCGACGTTGTAGGTCTGGCGAAGCCTCTTCAGATGCACCTGGTACTCCTGGAAGTACAGTGACTTCCTGGCTGGCTCCCCGTCCCTGTCACCCACTAGATAGGACGCTGCGAGAGCGTAGAGGGCGTCATAGCAGTCCGGGGGAACCCTGGGGGTGTCCGTGTCGTACCGCAGCAAAGGAGGTCGTGCAAAGGTTCTCAGGAGCACCGGGGTCTCCTCGGTGGGCTGACGGTCGAATCGTATGTGGAAGTGCCCGTTGAAAGCCTCCAGGGAGAAGCGCCTGTCAACCGGATCCTCGGATCCGTTGTCCTCGACCTTGGTCTGGTAGCCGGGGATGACCTTCCACAGGTAGTACACGCTGTCGGATTCTATCTCCTGGACTATGGAGCTGGGTCCTGTGATTCCCGAGAACGTCGTTATCTCCTCGACGGAGATCCGCTTCCTGAAGATGAACTTCTCGTATCCGAAGTGGTGGTGCGACAGCTTGTTGGGCTGCTCCCCGTAGCCGTAGACGTAGTCGATGTTGGGGGTTGTTATCGTGATCGCGTTCTTCCCCCACTTGGTCTCGATCGCCTCGCTCTCCTTTGACGGGGCGGACTGGTAGAACGGGGGGAGGTGCGTCGTGCTTATGGACTTGTATGTAAGCTGGTAGAACGACCGGCGGCCCCATACATGCATAACGATGTACTGGAACTTCCCCGCAGGGCCAGCGTTGGTCGAGGCACTGGAGCCGGCGAACTCCGTGTTCAGCTCTCCGTCCGTGGGATCGAAGCCCCACCTGGAGCCGTTCAGTTTCTCGTCGATGAGGGCAAGCCCTACCTTCGGAGCGTAGTTGGGTGATTCAAGCTGGAAGAAGTCACCCCTGCAGTACAGCTCGGGCTTGCCGTTCGCACGGAACCCGATCGTGGACCTGTACGTCGTCAGATCCGCCTGCCATGCCGACTGGGCTAGCGGGTGGGGGTTGCTGTCGGGGTCTATGACGACATCCACGATCTGCTGCACCGAGGCAGGGTACGGGTACTCGGCTGTGATTATCCTGTAGTCGTAGCCCGTGGTGGTGTTCGCCGTTATGTCCAGCGGGTGATCCAATACGAGGTACTGGTTGTAGGTCGTGTAGGTCGTCGTCGTACCGTCGGCGTTCGTCAGCGTGGTCGAGCTGACCCTGACGGTGCTGTACACGTCCTGAATTCTTCTGTAGTAGTACGTTCCGTCCACCAGTATCTCGACGGTTCTTCCCTTCAAAGTGCCGTCGGTCGGCCAAAGGGTGTCGCTTGCGTAGTCCGCAGTGGTGGAAGCCGTGACGTACACGGGATGTTGGTACAGAACCCTGTTGTCAGTGGAACCGTCGAACAGCACGGTTGAAGTCCTGGTGTTAGCCACCGTCGCGCCTGGGTTCCTGAACCCTGTCGATGTCGGCTTCTCCAACATGAACCTCATCTCTTGAGACAACAGGGCTTTGGGCATCTCAGACCACATCTGTCTGAGCGCCATGTTTATGATTGTATTAAGGCGAGCATCGCCTGAATCCCCCCTATCGGGGAGACCCAGGCGAACTCTTAACTCATTGCGTATATCAGCAAGAGTTCCGAACATTAAAGTAAATCAATGTATGCTGTTACAGAAGCACTTGATGTGGCAGTCATCGCATATCCGAGGATCTGTGAAGATTTACCAGCACCGATTGATAAATTAACAACCATACCAGAAGTTGAATGTGTAGCCAATAAATCACCAATAGATACACCGGTGTGAGAAGATACACCCTCCATCAAACCGCGACACACACAGAAGCCATACTCTCCGTCTGCTACCGCTGCCAAAGCTACTCCGTATAGTTTACCAATCTGTATACCAGCAGAAGCAGGAGACTTAGTAGTCTTACCTGTCTGATACATCAATGGGACTCCTGAAGCAGCTACACCAAGAAGGTCACCAGCAGCAACCGCTCCGCTAGCTTTGAAACAACGAAGGTATCGTACAGTAGTGTTTCCACTACTATCATCAAACAACTGTTCATAGATTTTACCGATAACCGCTGGTTGGTCTGCACCAGAGTATAAGGGATTTGCTTTTATTACATTACTCATTTCAAACTCCTAATTATGGTAGGTCACAAGTACATGCTTGGACTAGAGGGTTATTGACGGCGAACTGCACTTCAAGGAACACATATGCGATATCAGCATCCATGTTCCCATGGAGGGTGTGGTCCGAAAATTTCGTTACGCGGAAATCATTGTTGGCGTTGACCCAGTACTGGATTCCATTAGGATTCAGCAAGTAGACAAATCGGGTGTTGCTGCTGCTATCAACAGCGGCAACTCTAGTATCGGTCATGAAACGGTTTGAGAAGTACTTGACACCGTTGACGACGTAGACCGTCTTGTGCGCCTTTCCAGCTTCCAGATCCTCCGGGCGGTACACGATGGATGAGCCGGTGATACCTGCCCCGCCGTAGACGCGAAGGGCGTCACCTATAAGGACATGGTTTTCGATGGATGTCACAGCGAGTGAGATACCCTCGCTGTCCTCAGCATAGCTGTCGGCAGTGATCTTCAACCGTTCAACAGTGGTCAGGTAGTCAGTCCCAATCCCGGTATGCGCGATGAACTGGTTGTACCAGTTGTCCTCGTCGTTGGTGAGATCCTCGACTCGTGTCAGGTTCATGTAGGTGACACCTGCTGCAGCCTGTTGAGTAGGAGTCTGGAAGCGGAGCGCACCGTTCTCGAACCCGCTGGAGGAGAGACCGGTCTGGCTACCGTTGAGGGTTCCCAGCCCGGTCAGCGTAGCCACATCACCGACATACAGCTGGCGTGACACGCTGTTGTGGAAGCTCTGCATGACGGCGGTGGTCGTGTCGTTGACCCACCGTTTCTTGTCAGCGTTGGACTGCATTCGATCCCTGTCTATATGAGGCAGGATGATCGGCTTTACAACACGCGACCAGTCTCCGTAGGCAAAGTCGAAGGTCTCTTTCTTCGCCAATGGAATCTCAAGGTTGGTCCCATCGAGCTGCGTTATGTCCGAGTGGCCGCTTTTGATTCGCGGTACACGGACGTTGGTTCCGCCGGATCGAACGACTCGGTTCTTGCTGCGGAGGCTGTCAAGAAGAGGATCTTTCGCGTAGAACGACGGAATCGACTTCTTTAAGATATCTGGAACTGTGAAGTTCGCATATTCTAGTAAACCCATTTTATTATCCTTTGTTTGTTAGGTTACAGATCGAGAAGATGCTCGCCCCTCGAAAGAATGTCGTCGTAGGACATCTCCTGAAGATTAAGCGTAGGCATGTTCGGGGCCATTTCCCCGCCTGACACCAGAGCCTGTTTCGCTGCTTTGGGATTAGGTTTACGAACAACAGGAACACTCTCTGCAACAGGCTGCGGTTGAGCCTGCTGTTTCTGACCGGGCTGGATTCCTCCTTTGCGGTACACGGTGAGCTTGTATGCGTCAACCATTTTCTCATAGAGATTTTCTCCCTCGAAGCGATCGTTGAACGACGGGTGAGTCAACGCCTTTACAAAGGCGCTCTTCACGTCATCGGTCTGACTCTCGTATTCAGAGTACTCCAATTCAAATAACTTGTGAGCCATCGACACGTTTTCTGTGGAAACTTGTGTGAAAGCACCGTGAACGGTCTGATACTCCTGTATTATCGGCTCAAGGTTGCCCTTTGCCGCCTCGTCAAGGTTCTCGATGAGTGTGGAATACTGTGTGCGCATGTCCTCGTAGGCATGCCGTTCAGCCTCCAGGTTGTCCTGCATCCCCTTGACATGGCTCAGTATCGGCTCCACATAGCGCCTCGCGTCCTCTGGGAGCGAAGCGACATCTATGTCATCGAAGCTCTCAAACGTGAAGGCTTCAGGCTGATCGCCGAGTATCGCCTCTGGCTGCGCCTCTTCGAGAGCCTCAGCCTGCTGCTGCAGATCCTCTGCGACAGGTGCGTCAGATGATTGGGGCTGGCTCTCCGCCGATACCTGGGGGGAGTCCTCCAGCAAGCTGTCCGCCGAGACCTCCTCCTTGAACGACAGGGACGGGGGGCTGTCCTGCTGGGGCTGCTGCTCCTGCTGGGGCAAGTTCGATTGTTCCGTTGTTGATACCATCTATGAACTCCTCTAGTTGTTCGGGTTGTGACAGGTCGTACAGTCCTGGGTCTAGCTGGTCGGCTATCTCCTGCAGTTTCGCGATCAGCTCTGGGGTCACTTCGGCAGAGGCTGCGTCAAGCAGGCCCGACTCCACCAGTTTCGCCGTAGCCGACTGCACCTTCTCGGGGGTCATGCCCATGCCGAACTCGTCCATCTCGACTGGCGGCGCGGCTGGTGCGTCCATTGGTTCCTCGATCGGCGGTTCTTCAATCTGTTCTGTCTTCGGCATTTCAAACTCCTCTATTGCTGTTGATAATTCCTGCTGCTTGTCAGACAGCAACGCCTCCAGTTCGGGCAGCGACATCGCCGCCAGTTCCTCTTCACTTGGTATCGCCATCTTCCATAACCTCTTTCTGCTTGGTGTTCGTCATCGTCTTCCATCGGTCGTACTGGGTGTCCGACCATCCAGTGGAGGACTGTATGTCCATCCTGTCCACCTTGGCCGCCCATGCGTCGTTGCCGCCATCGGCGACGGTCTCCTTCTGCATGGACGCCATGTCCAGGCTGTGCTCCCTGCCCTCCTTGATCTCCTGCTCGGTGCAGGCTGTCAGCTTGTTGTCCCTCTCCCACTTCGCCACGTCGCGTCCGTCGCGGATCCTCATCCCAGCCTTCTTCTGCTTGTTGGTGAGAAGCCTGTCCTCCACCTCCATGAGGTCGGAGAAGACGGGGCCGACATGCCGAAACCTGAGCAACTGGGGCAGGTAGTTGGACAGACCGCCGCAACCGCATATCTGCGGCTTCTCCTGCTCCTCTACATCGACGAGGTGCTCGGTGACCAGTTCACAACTGGCGCAGGCGTAGTAGTACAGTGGCATCAGCAGCCTTCGCCCTTCAGGTGCATCTCGATATTGGACAGCAGCTCCTTCGGTATGTCGAAGTCGGAAAGCGCAGCCATGATCTCATTGACAGGAAGTTCGGGCATCTCCGACATATCCCCCTCGTCCATGGCCTGCTTCTCCTCCTCGTCCATCATGCTCATCGCATAATCCTCGGGAGGCATGTCGTAGTTGTCGTCACCCTTCATGCGGTCTGGTGCTCCAAGCAGGATGATCGATATGGATTCCTTCTTGGACTTCTTGTGGGGGTTGTCGTCGTTTCGGTAGTAGTTGGGCATGTCATGCTCCTGGGAATGGTATGCCGCCGGCCATCGGAGGCATCTGTTCTGGTAGTGGCTCTTCCTGTTCAGCCTCCTCCTTCATTATAGAGGGGCGGATGTTGAACATCTCGACGAGTTCCTTGGTGATCTCCCTCCAGTCCACCTCCTCTCCAGAAGGTGTCTGCGCCAGGGATCCGAGAAGTTCGACGAGCTGCTGTCGGCGGACGATCTTGTCCTCCATCAGCGGGCTGAACGGAAGTACGCGGAACTTCGGCATGTTCTCCATGAAGTCCCTTTTAAGAAGGTCCGGGGTGGCGTCAAGCTGCGTATGCATGGCGAGCGCCGACATGTCTATGCCTGAAGCATCTGGATTTGCCAAGCACCACCTGGTTATCTCCGCAGCCTTGTCGAACCCGCGCTGTATGAACTTCACCAGCAGCCTGGTTCGAACCTGCATCCTGCCCTGGATGCTCATCTGAATCATGTTGGCTTCCGCCGCTGTACGGATGTTCTTCACCTCGCCGCGCTGGAAGTCAGCCATCCCCGCTATGTTCTTGATGTGCGACGACGCCTGGTTCAGGTGGTTGTTGAAGTCGAAGGTGGTGGGCATCTCAGGGGTCACGAAGATCATGTCACCCACAAGGGACTGACCGTCTGTCTCCACCGGCACCGGTTCCCAGGTTGCGCTGTTCATGAACCGCGAGGCGTCCTCCTCGGAGGGGAACATCGCCTTGTCGTAGAACATACGTCTGGGCAGCCGACGGACTATCTCCCTCCTGGCACTGACTAGTTCGTTGATGTCCTGCTGCAGCGGAGCTATCAGAGTGGCGTCGGGTATGCCCCTGATGCGTCCGACACCAGGATGGAAGCACAGTTGATCGTATGGATTGCCGTAGGGGGCGTCTGTCTCCATCACGATCTGCTTCGTCCCCATGTGAATGTGGTACAGTTTCTTCTCACGGAAGTCCCAGTACTCATGCATGGTGACGTATTCCTTCATTCCCTTGCGGCGTATCTCCAGCTCCTGGTCGTTGGACTGGTAGTCCTCGATCAGGCTCCTTGGATAGGTGTCTGGCTTGATCACCCTGTTCCCGCTGAGTGTGTACGAACCGTCCTCGACACGCGCCCTCACCTGTGATTCATGGAGGATGAACCTCTCCGAAGCCCAGGCAATGTCGCTTATGCGCCGCGCCACGCTGTCGAACTGAACCTCCCAGGGCATCTTCAGCCGCCATATCACCCTGCCCAGTTCCTTTGACCAGGTGATCTTCCTGACAGCGCCAGAGCTGAAGAGCATGGCGTGGAGGACAGCCTCCCTGCACATCTCGTCCATGTCATCTTTTTCAGCCATCCAATTCAGGACTGCAGCTATGCGCCGACCGCTGAAGGTGTCGTCTTCAGTCCTGTGTGGAATTTCGTATGATCGCTGTCGCGCATCCAGCACTTCGCACTGGGGCAAATCCAATGCGAGGGCTGAAATGATTGTGTCGATGATCGGAAAAACTTCGTTCTGCTCCGCGCTGTAGTTACTAAGCTCGGGGAAGGAACTTGTGCCGTCACCCTCCCAGAACTGGCCCCTCCAGTAAGCAAGGTTCCGAGCGTCCTCGACGGCAACATGCTTTCTGTAGTGCTCCTCCGCATGATTGATGTGAGACATCAGCCGTGCCGCCTTCTTGGCAAACTCGTTCTTGCTCTCTTCGGTCATAAGTGACTTCCCCATGGAGTGTTCTTCGGCTGGCTTGACAATCCGTCTATACGAGATTGTAACCGACGGAACGCCTCAGCCGCCAGTATTTTTGGGTCTTTCTTCTTCCTCTTCCAGCTTGATCCACGGTGGTTCATGTACGCCCAGGATGCTCCAGCCCACGCCGTAGCGAGATCGTAGTGCCCCCCGCTTGCATCCCTTGACCTCTCCGCCCACTGACCACGGTAGGTCAATAGTTGCCTTAGACTTCTGGCGCTGTGTATGGTGACGGACTCATCCTCGATGAGCTGCTGCATGTACCCCTCGGCTTCGCGCTTGGTCTTCACGCTGCTCCACCAACCTGGAGTCCTAGAGCGAGAACGCCCATGCCTGCTTGGAGTACGATGAAAAACACGCCGATAGCTAATATTAGGATTGTCCACAAGATGAGACAGAACACTTTCTCCAACACCGTTAGCCTCCACATAGATCATTGCCTCGTTGTACTGCCTGCCCCACTGCCCCAGTTTCTGAGCCATCTGGTACGCGCTCATGTGACCGAGGTACTCCGCAGCCTGCTCGCAAGTGGTGATGTTGAGTATGACCACCCCGTAGTGATCCCTCTCCGACCATGAGGATGCGGGGTCGACGAATATGACGTACTTGTCCTTTGGGTCCGGCTCCTGGAACTGCACCCAGGGATCGGTCTCGATGCCGAGACCAGTGCCCCCGTCCAGATCCTGGAGCCACCGCCTCAGTATCGACTGGTCGTAGACGGAGTCACCCGTCATCGCCCAGCAGTCGTACTCGTTGATGGGGTACTCCTGCTTGAACTTCTCGACGTTCCTGTTGCACTTCTGCAGTCCGCTGACCTGCATCCAGAACGCCTGCTCGGGTGTGATCATCGGATACTCGTCCCAGTAGTCCTGCACGATCTTCGAGGGTCGCCACTTCGGGGGGACGGGCTTGCGGTACTCCCCCACCATCGTCCAGGGTATGAAGACCTTCATCCACTTGCTGTCAGGTCTCTCGCTTGCCATGCACAGCATGTGGAGCTGGTCACCGTGGTGCTTGGGTGTGCTCTCCGCCACGAAGAATCCGCCGTCCTCTGGCACGGCGTTGAGAACCGATGCCCACACCTCGTCGCCACCCTCCTCCTGCCATGACGACAGCTCGGTTCCGAGCACGACCTGGACGGTCTCCCCGCGCAGGGGTTCGTCGTCCTGCACGGACGCCACGTCTAGCTTGCTGTCGATGTCGGGGAACTCCAGCGTCCTCTGCAGTTTTCCATGCCTGCGGGGGCGTATGCTCTGGGGGCAGGACTTGTAGAAGCGGTTGGCTATCTCCGCCAGGGACTTGGCGTTCTTCTTCTTGTGCCCGATGATGGCCACCTGGCATCCGGTTCGGAACGCCGCATGCTGGAAGGCAATCCCGGTGAAGAACGTCGAGGATCCCTCCTGCCTCGGCTTGACATGCACCAGCCACTTCTGCTGTGCGTATGCTGCCTGCACCGCTGCGGCGAGTATCATCTGGTGGTCCCACAGCTTGAACGGCTGTAGCCCCTTGGACTTCGTCCGTATCTGCAGCATGGGCAGGAAAGATGCCGGGTTCCAGAAGTCGGGGTGCTCCGGAGGTATGATCACAAGGGCTTGATGAGCCTGGGGAACGGCCCGTTGGGGGTGATGTTCTCAGTTATCTTTTTTTTCATGGCGGGGTTCTCTTTCATGGCGGTTGTCAGCTCGGCCTGGAGTATCATCCTCGCCTCCCTGATCAGGGTGGTTGCGCCGCGGACCGTATCCGAATCTATCTCCTCGCCGAGGAACTTGATGAACAGGTCCTGCACCGCTATCCTCTGACCCCTGAATGTCTGCAGGTTCAGACGCTCGTCTATTGCCATTTCTGATCTCCTCGATTATGATATGCTATACATCATAGTCTATTTAGCAGGAGATCACAATGGCAAGAGCCGGAACAAGTTCATCATCAAAAAGCAGGCCACAACCCAAATCGCAACCCAAAGCCCCGCCAAAGCCGTCACACTACGCCGAGGTCAGCATGGCTCATGGAGCAGGCCAGGAAAAGATTTACTTCTCCGACCAGAGGTCGCTGGACAGCTTCATAAAGGACGTGACGAAGCGGAACCTCCTGGCATATCCCCTAGTGTTCAACGACGCGACCGGTAGCCTCTTCGTGATCAGAAGTTTCCTCTTCTGCAAAGCTGATGTCCAGCCCTGACATCTCCTGAAGGTACTGCTCCCCTGCGTCAGCCGCCGCCTCAAGCGCGTCGGCAACGGCAGCCTTCTTCTCCACCGCAGCCTTGTGCAGGTAGGGTGTGACGCTGATCAGCCGCGCCATCATGGACGGGTTCCTCGGGTTGACCACCTTCAGCCATCCCCTCTCGGGGTCGTACCATTCAAATTTTCCATACCGATAGTCCCAGCGGAAAATGGTTCCGTCAGCAGTCTCGGTCTGGACGGTCTCGTAGTATTTCTGCCCGTTGAACATGTTCTGCAGCCGGGTGCAGACTGAGAGGAGTTTCTTTGCAGCTTCTGCGTATTCCGCCATTTTTTCTCCAGAAAGTCAGACATGATGTCAAGATCACCATAGAATATAGGTAACGGTATATCGAGACCCTGCAACCAGATCTTGATGGTTTCCCTGTTCGGACGCCTGCCGTACCGTGCAAGTTGCTGGTAGGAGAAGTAGGAGTATCCGATGCCCGAACAGAAGTCTGGAGCTGACAGCCTTGAGAAGCCGAGCACCAGCGGCCACCGAAACCAGAACTCCTTGCGCGTCAAGATGTACACCCCCAAGTCTTATATTACACCCGAAATGATGCATGGTCTAGGAGATTATCAATGCCCGTTGCAAAAGACACTGATGCCCGTTGGAAAGAAAACCATATCACGGTATTCAAGAGATACTCCGAGGGAATGATCCATTCCGAGCGCCAGTCGAGCTGGGGGATGAGGTGCGGACTATACCACAAAATGGTCAGCGGGCGAAGGATGTACCTCCCGCTGGTGCTGTGCGGCCCCATGCAGATCGGGCTTACGACGCACGATGTTTTTGTCTGCTGCAAGCATAAATGGGTATTCCTGGGGCGCAACGGTCGCATCTGGAGGCTGGAGGGGATGAGGCTGCCGAAGAAGGCTGCCACCCTCAGCGACATGGTTCGGGAGGGCATCATCATATGGGCGGACACGCTGTGCAGGCTGATCGTCGATCGGCTCACCCCCGAGCGGATCACCGAGCCGATGCACCAGGCATGCCAGAGGTACAGGCACATATGCCGCGAGCTTGTGCAGAAGAGGATAATGGATTCAGCCAGCATGGGCAGGAAGAGGGGGATGGAGTACTACGCCAAGGCGGTGTCCCCCGACTGGACGAAGGGTGACCTGGTGACGCCGAGGGTTCCGAACGTGCAGCATGCGGTTCTGTTCAGCCTGGTGCTGGCTCTGGAATCAAACACGGCGTCAGACCTGATCGAACTGGCTGCGTTCATCGAGCACCGTCTGCCCCTGTACAACCGCCAGGCTTGCCAGGCCATATACCAGTCCAGCGTGGAACTGCTTGCGAAGCTGTGCCCTGCGTGGTGGGCGCAGTCCTTTCTGTGCCCCTGGCACACGGTCGGCAGCATAGAGCAGCTCTTCAAGGCTCAGTTCTGCAGGATAGTCAACGACTCCTGGGTGAGGGAGGTTCCGATAGAGGCGGTCACGGGGCTGGAGGTCAACATAGACATCAACCCCGAGACCAGGGTGCTGATGGACGACGACAACGCCAGGCAGGTCGAGGAGTGGGGCTACGACGACAGGCAGCCCGTGGAACTGCATGAGATCGAGACCAACCCCAGGGAGTTTCAGGCCTGACCGTGGTGTATCGTCTGCGCCACGGTGACCGCACCCCTGACCGAGCCATCCTCGGCAACCAGAGCGCCGCCCGGTATGACGGCGACCAGATCCATGTCAGGATCCTCGACAATGATGCAGTCGGCGGGATGGAATCCGCGAAGGGTTGCGTTCATCGCCCTGATCTTGTTGCCCGTAAGCCCCTCTATGAGCCGCCCCGCGCTCATGAGAGCATCCTCTATCGAGGGGTACTCGACCCTGACCTTGGTCACCGGGGTCAGGGTCTTGCCCTCCCTCCTTGCTATGTACACCTCAAACACCGTACTCCTCCGCCAGTCCTAGGAACCAGGCTTTCTGCTTATCCGACCACATTGCTTTCTCACCGTACTTATCATGTTTCTCAAGCCTCTGGGTCAGGAACTCGATGCTTGCTTTCGTCCGAGGTGACGGCTCAATCAGATCGAGCAGCCCCCTTATCCTTTCAGCGGCGTTTTCTGGCGCAGTCAAGTCCTTCTCCTTGATGACCTGGTTGTAGTTCTGTCGGCGCAGCAGACACCAGTAGAGCTTCCTGCAGTCCTCCGCATCCTTCAGCGCGGTGTGTGCTCCCTCGTAGCTCCAGTCCAGGAAAGACCGTATCGACCCCATGCTGAGTGACAGCAGCCCCATCGGC